AAGAACTGTAAGCAGATAAACTTGCTCCGGTAAACTTCTGCCCATTAGCCATATAAGCTATGCCGCCATTACTATCACCGCATTGTGTTCCCGATGGAAAAAAGTTTTTAGTGATCGGCGATACGCCAAAGCTAGGGTAATATGTTGAAGCAACAGAGACACAAAGATATTCTATGTACCACTTCTTATCACCATCGCCCATATTGACTGCAAATGTAGAAGGCTGTTCCTGTGTTGTCGCCCCAGTAGTTGTGAATTGCAAGTTCCCATTAGAAAGCGCAACAAGAGATGTCGTTAAAGGATTCAACGTACAAAAGTTATCAGTCGGACTATCCAACACCACATCGCTTGCAGTGAAGTTGTTTGGTGTCCAGTCGTTGCCTTCACCCGATACATCGTTGCCAATGTCAGCACTGTTTGCAAAGTCCAGATAAAACCCATTCGTGCCGTAGGTGACCGATGGAGCCTTCGCAACCCATACACCTTCCTTAAACTCACCGAACGCATTAGCATCGTAGGCTGTACCGTCTGTGAAATGGACTTCGGCTAGGTAGCCGTCGAAGTAGCGACTAGCGTTTGTATCTGCTCCGATTTGATGCTCAATCGTGTTATTGGCAGGTTGATCTGAATTTAAAGATGGATAACTGCCAGAAAGAGCAATACTTTGTCCATTGACATACAGTTTAATGCGATCTGATGAGGTAGCCTGAGTCGTGTCAAACGCCACAATAATATGATACCAAGCCGATACATCTCTAAACACAGCGGATGTGGATGCGCTGTAATCAAGAACGGCACTTGTTCTTTGCCTTACAGAAAATGTGTTATCACTTCCAAATCTAATAGAAAAGTCAGAAGTCGAGTTTGTTTTAGCTAGAAATAAATCTTGGATGCTACCTAAATTCCCACGCTTAACCCAACCACTCCAAGTCCAAGTCTTACGATTACCCGCAGACGCAGGAGTCCGCTCTAGGTACGCAGTGTCATTGTCGTTGAACCGCAGTGATTGGTCGATGGGGTTGGGGTAGAAGCCCGCCTGTGCGCCAAAGAATTGATTGCTGTCAAACATTATGAAAACGCCAGTTGTGGTGTACCCAAAAGAATCCGACCCGATGCCGCCACAATGTATGGCACAACGTCAGTCGCACTCGCCGCAGTCGAGAGTGTCAGTCCTGCACCGCCCGCAGTTTCGTAGTCAGTGCCGAGCGATACAGTGCGTCCGCCAGTGCCATCCTGAATGAACACGATGAAGCCAGATTGACCCACGGTTTCTGTGGTTGGGTTTGCCAAGGTCACGTTGCCGGTCAGCGTCAGTACAAAGTTCTGATTGGTGTCAAAGTTCAGGGTGACCGATCCAGTGTTTGTTGTGTCAGTATCCGTCGATCCACGCTGTGCGGCTGTGAATGTGTTATTTACGTCTTTCTTTACTGTGTCAGCGTCATAGGCTTGTACTGTTGAACCCAGATCGCCATCAGTCAGGATAGTTCCTGTAACGCCATCAAGTAGGTTGAGTTCGGCGGCAGTGGATGTAATTGAGCTACCACCGATTTGAAGAGTGGTTGCGTTGACCTCACCAGATGCTCCGTACACAACAGCCTTGCTGTTTACAATCGTTCCGGCGGATGATCCGTCCACAAGATTGAGTTCGGATGCTGTTGATGTAACCGCTGTTCCGTTAATCGACAGCGTAGCGGGGTCAATCTTTGTTGTTCGGAGGTCGTTGAAAACATCTGTCACTGTGGCGCTTGCACCTGTGCCATCAAACTTAACCAGCATGTCTTTTCCGTTGGGCACAACGATGTCATTGGATGCGTTGTATGTTCCTTGGAAGAGGATGAGGTCTTGAGTTGTTAGGTTGTTTCGGACGAATAAAATTTTCTCAGCATCGTTTGGTGTGAGCTGATAGAACACATCACCTCCAAGGTCACCGCCATCATTGATTTCAATAAATTTGTTTCGGCCATTTGAAACAGAACCATCGGTAATTGGCAAAGTGTTCGGGGATCCAGAAGTTCCTGTCCCTGTTGCTGTTACAGTGATGATGCCGTTTACAGCCTGATCAATCAGATCGAGGTTGGTGTTAGTTGTTGTTCCCCATGTTCCCGATTGCTCACCTGTGGCGATTTTCTCGATACCGAGGTTGGTAGTGTATGTACTGGGCATTTAAAAATCCTCTAAGCCGCTATTTCAGTCCAATTCGTTCCCGGATTTGGTATAATTTCGGCGTAACCTGCATCTTGGTCTGGAACGATCTCACCCCAAAGGAAGACTACCCCTACCTCTCCGTTACATTTTACCCCATTCAAAGTGGCGGTTGCACCAGCCTGTACAGTAACGGTTCCGACTTCACCCGAAGCATTGATTCCTGTCGTAGGTACGTTGGATGCACCTTCGACAGTGACAGATCCTACTTCACCAGAAGCACCTAGTCCCGTTGTCGGTACGTTGGATGCACCTTCGACAGTAACGCTACCGACTTCACCGGAAGCATCTAGTCCTGTTATTGGTACGTTGGATGCACCTTCGACAGTAACAGAACCTACTTCACCGGAAGCAGAAACGCCGGTTCCGTCTACGTTTGCGTCACCAGTGACGTTTGTGACCGAGTTAACTTGTCCGGAGCCAAATTGACCAATTACGATTGTCGATACATCAATCTTAACTGAAACCGAACCGGTTTCTGCGTTGGCGGAAACGCCAGTCGTATCTATGTTGGAATCACCAATGACGTTTGTGACTGAGTCAACCTGACCAGATGCAGATACTCCCGATACATCGGTGTTCGAATCAGCATTTATGGCAACTTGGTTAACCTGACCAGATGCAGGTAATCCCGATACATCCGTGTTGGAGTCGGCATTTATGGCAACTTGGCCAACCTGACCAGATGCAGATACTCCTGATACATCCGTGTTGGAGTCGGCAAGGACTGTAACGGTTCCGACTTGACCCGAAGCATTGATCCCTGTCGCGGGTACGTTTGCGGCACCAGTGATTGTAACAGGTTCAACTTGACCGGAAGCCGATGACCCTGTAGCCGTGACGTTTGAAGTGCCGGTAACATTTGCAATCGCGCCGACTTGCCCAGAGGCGCTAACCCCCGTGACATTGACAGGAGTGATTTTTTCGACTGTTACGGTTCCGACTTCGCCAGACGCATTCGATCCGGTAACATCAGTTGCCACACTTGTAATGATATCTACATCATTGACCTGTCCAGACGCACTTAACCCCTGTGACGGAACGATGGCAGAAATAATTGCTGTCGCTTCGCCAACTTGTCCGGAGGCGCTAACTCCTGTGACACCAACCAAGGCTTCAGAACTGGCAGTGGCTGTCCCAACAACACCTGATCCGCTAAGACCGTCAACTCCTACATCAATCCGTGTATCTACGGTGGCAGAGCCGACATCACCGGTAGCGTTTAATCCGGTTGGTGATACATTTACATCACTCTTAGCTGAGGCATCTCCAACTTGTCCGGAACCGAACTGGCCCACAACAACATTGGATACGTCTGCCCTGACTGTTACAGCGCCTGTCTGACCAGATGCATTTAAACCTGTTGTCGGAACATTTGAGGCGCCTTCGACGGTAACAGATCCAGCATTACCGGAAGCGGAGGACCCAGTCCCATCTACGTTCGCGGTTCCAATAACATTTGCAATCGCGCCAACCTGTCCAGAACCAAACTGACCAACAACCACATTGGATGAGTCAACTTGAATAGTGACAGAACCTACTTCACCAGAAGCCGATGAACCGACACCCGTTACAAGCGCAGTACCAGTGACATTTGCAATCGACCCAGCTTCACCAGAAGATGCAGATCCGGTGACAGTGGTTGAGACATCAGTCTTAACGTCTGAGTTGCCAACCTCACCAGAAGCTGATGAACCTGTAGCTGTGACGTTTGAATTGCCGGTAACGTTTGCAATCGCGCCGACTTCGCCAGAAGCCGATGACCCGATACTGGTTACACGAGCAGTACCGATGACATTTGCAATCGACCCCGCCTCACCGGAAGATGCGGATCCGGTGACGATAGTTGAGACATCAATCTCAGCATCTGAATTGCCAACCTCACCAGAGGCAGAACTTCCATTAACAAAAACATTAGTTTGTGGAGCGCCGGTTGCGACACCCACTTCACCAGAAGCAGAGACTCCATCAACCGAAGCGGTTGCACCTGCTAGAACGGTGACTGATCCCACCTGACCGGAAGAGTTGAGCCCCGTGGTTGGAACAACGGCTGTGCCCGAAGTGGTTGCTGTACCGACCTGTCCGGAAGCGTTTTGTCCCGTTACTGAAGTAACCGAGGATCCAGCAACTGTTACACCGCCAACACCGCCAGAAGCGTTTTGTCCCGTTACTGAAACAGATACATTTTCTGTAGCGGAAACCGTAACCGATCCGACCTGACCGGAAGAAGACAGTCCTGTTGTAGGAACATTGGAGGCACCAGTGATCGTGACCCCGGCAACTTGTCCGGAGGCAGAGACCCCTGTGACATTAACAGAGACATTTGTTTCGGTTAAAACGGTCGCTGAACCAACTTGACCCGAAGCGTTTGCAACTGCAACATCGCCTTCATTCCAGCCAAGTTCGCCAAACCCCGCACGGCCCCAGCCAGTAAGTGGGGCGGTGGCGTCAGCTTCGCCTTCGCCCCATGCAAGTTGGCCCCATCCCGCACGGCCCCAGCCGTTAGCGGGACTAGACATTACTCGACCCTAATAATCGCTGAAGTCGAGTTGGCTGTTGGGAAAACGATTGTAAATGTTCCTGCTGTGGATGTCTTATCGGAACCAAAGTCAAGAACAACTACAGACGGATCTCCCGTTGCCGTGTCGTTGTAGATCAACGCGCCACGGGCAGTAATTGATGCCGTGGTAAACGAAAGGTCATCAAAATCTGTGAACGCTTTTGTTCCAGAAGTTGTCACACCGTTCTTTGATAACGTACCACCGCCCGCAGAATACGATCCAGAACCACTTACTTCGTTGGTCGTAGTGTATGCAGTTGTGGTCGCAGTGAAAGAAGCAGAGTTTGTGTACAAAGCTAACTTAAACGTGTTTCCGCCCGTTGTAAAATCATGCACGCCTTCCAAAAGTTCACCTTTGAAGGACGTGCACATGAAGTTTCCGGTAAATGCCATATCATATTCTCCTCAGTTGATCGGCAAGTTCATGTTGACCTGCCTTACGGAGGTCTGCACATATTGTAGCACGGTCTTGCTTGATCCCAGTCTTGATGTACTGGGTAACAATCACAAGCATCTGCTCTCTAAATGCACGAGCTTGCGCCTGAAGGAGTGGATGAGAATTGTCACCCACCTTAATCAAGCGATCTACGCACATCTCAGCGACTTCCTCGGGAGTATGCCCTCGTCCATCGGTAGTTTTCACAAAAGGCGTCAAGGTTTCCGCCACATCTACTTTTACATCAAACATATTCAACCTCTATACAATATTCCGACACCGTCTTTTGGCTCTGGTGGTGCTTTTATTTCTGACAACGGCACAATTTTTAGCATTCCCTCATCAAACGAAACGTGCGGAGGGTCCTCTAAGCGGTGATAACCATACAGTTTTTGTTCGGGCGGCACATTCGTGTCCATGAATCCGGACTCTGGAGCAACGGAAAGAGTTACTCCCTTGGATGTCAATATGCCGCACCAAAACTCACAGCATGCGCGACCTGCTTCGGCATAATGAATCTGGCAGGCATAAGAGAAATCCACTCCAAAAATGTGTACCTCTCCGACCTCTTGATAAACAGCATAAGCCAAGGCATACGCCGCCGTGTTGTTGAAGTAACACAACCCCGTGTCTTTAATGACTTCAGAAATCGGATATTTCTCCACCGATGGACATCGAGTGTCTTCGGTACAACTGTAGATAGGGAACTCCTGCTCTTGTGAAATAACCGTAGAAACTACACCGGTCTGTGTTCCCGCAACATCGTCATCAAGGAATCGCGAAGGCGGATCCATCATAAACATGCGGTCTGTCTTATAGATTCCAGCGGTCGCGTTAATGGTCCAGACTTCATCGTAGTGCTCAGAGTGCGCTAAAGAGAGTGCAAAATTAATCTGCGACCTACCCATTGCGACAAGAGCGATTTTTGCGTTCTTTAATTTTTCGTGCTTCATGTGACTTTGATCCTTGGCTCCCCATCACGGTAGCTATCCATTCTGTTTCGGCCTTCGCCTAGATTGAATAACTGGGCAATCGCTTCGTTGTATCGAGTTGTATATAAATTGATCAGATCTGATTCGCCCTTCATAAAGGTGTATGCCTCGATCAATGATCCGTACAGCAAAGCTGTTTCCGCATTGTCCCCGAGCCAGCTTGTACCTGTAGAAACAATAGAGGCGGGATCATAATAGTAATGCAGTTGCACATCGTAATTGTCGTCAGGGGTCGGAGCTAGTATAAAATTTTCATCATCGAATATGCCGTAATACTGAGGCTTGCCCTCAGTTGATTGAGAAGGATAGGCCTCTCGAATGAAGTTGACATCCTTGGGAAGAAGAAATTCGTAATCCCCATCGCTGTTAATTACAGCCAGCGAGAAAACAGACAGGAAATCTGACGGTTGTGCTAAGAATCGATTCGAAGCAGTCGTGTTTGCTGTTACATTTTTTCTAAGATCAGGTATCTGTACGGCTCGATTGATTCGCTCTTCTGCTTGACGAACGAATACGGGAATGTTCGAGACAAATGTTGTCTCATCGTTCTCACAATAATCCTGTATCGCTTGGCTCAGCTCTGTATAGTTCATTCGCTATCCATGTACAAATTATCAAACGTCACCTCGGGATCCAAGTAACTCGGGTGTCCTTCAGCGGAATGCGTGTACTGACTTGGCGTGAAGTCAGGTGCCCCCTCGCCTGTGCGCCACAAGGCAGGGCTCGTTGCTCTGACGCGATTGTTTGGCAATGCAACGATATTACCAGTCCAAGGGCCTTCAGTGAGATAGAGCACATGGGACTGTTTGTGTTGATCAGGTGAGTCAGCAATTTCGTGGTCTGTGTAGTCAACTGTGAACATGTATCGGGCTCCGTAAAACTCGTGGTTCACTTTCGCAAGCCATGGACTTGAGCTGACTCGATTGAACACAACGCTCTCGTGATGTCTTGACATGCAGTCCCAAGGCTGAGCGATGTGATCCTCCATGCGATCAGGCCACTCGTCCAATGGGATGTCTGCCACCAGCGCTTGGATGGGCATCCTTGCCCACATTGCGCCACCATGCACATTTTCTGCAATTGCAGAATCTTCATCATCAATCTCACAGCCTGTGAAAACAACCTGAAAGCTTAAAGATCTATCCGGGATTGTGTTGACCGCAAACGCTATCGCGTGAATGAACTCTCCGTGATAGCGCATATGATTGCAGGTAAACTCCCTGCGGACCCAGCACTTAAAGCTGGGGCAATTCGAAACTAGGTATGGCATTAGCCACCTCGCGTGAAACGTCCTCCTTTCGTTGCCGCGCCCATGCCGCGAGCAACTCCTCCACGCGAGTATCCCTTAGTTTTCTTCATTGCGCC